ATCCACAGGATGAATCACCCGAACCTTGCTAAAAATATCCCGATGCTTCTGAACTTCAGGGCTGGGGTGCATTGGGAAAACAAACTCGTACTCAGGGTGCTCACAAGCTAACTCCTCTATTTGAGAGAACCATTCTCGTAGGTGTGGCTGATTCTCTCTCCTGTGCATTGTAACAACGATGGTATTACTTTTTGTAGCCTCACGGCCTACAAGGTTGTCGATGACAGTATTTCCTGTCAGCACAATCTCGTCATCCCTGAACCCTTCATCAAGCAGATTAGATACATCAAAATCTGTTGGGCAATAATGCACAGACGCAAGGGCACTAATAATCCTTCTGTTTGTCTCTTCAGGATAAGGATTACTCTTATCGTAGGTTCTTAGCCCAGCCTCGACATGCATCACAGAAACACCTTGATTGAAAGCACTCAAAGCCACTGCTGCTGCGGTGCTTGTGTCTCCCTGAACTACTACATGCTTGTAGCGTTTTAGATTCATGTCTAGAGCGGTATGGAAAATATTATTTAGACGATTTACATCGCCTTGATAGACTCTGAAAGTGCGATCAAACTCACAGTCTTTGATGAGGTCTGTATGCTGTCTGATTTGTATAAGCTCGTAGTCAATATTTCTATCATACAAAGCTCTCACAACAGGCAGAACCTTAATGTACTCAGGTCTTGTTCCGTAAAATATTCCAATCATGGTATATGAAGTAGCGTGTTCCAGCCGTTGTCTATGCTATAAGAGATACAAGCGTCTCGTTCTGCGTAGAATTGTGGTATAGATTTTAGTGACCCATTAGAAGATGCCTTCTGGTCGTTACCGTACTCCTCTGGTTTGAGAGAACTATGCATCCTAGGGTTGTCGGAGGGATGTGGTGGGCAGTAGGTTCTGACATTACCATGCTTCTTTGCAAGATACGATAGTTGGATATCCTCTCCATTCTCAAAGGTAAATGGAGTCTCGTACCACATGTAGTTGAGGTGCTCGCGCTTCATAAACCATGCGTGCCCGACCAGATCTACTTCCATGGTGATAGGATTCTTCACAGGCCAGCCCATGCGTTGATGCTGAACATAGGCTCTGCTTTGAAGGATGCATCCTGCCCCACCTAGGATGCCAGGAGTCTCGTTCATCGTGTTCATGCAGTTTTCTAGCCACATGTCCCCTGGAATAGTATCATCGTCAAAGAAGGCCACATACTCTGTCTGAGCTAAAAGTCCCACAGCAAAGCGCCCATGATACTTACAGTTTGTATCAGACTTGAATACCTTATCCAGACCAAAAGAGTATGGATTAAACTTCTTGTTCTCAGGGCAAGCGTTCATCCAAAGCCAGATGTACTTAGGTTTCACGGTTTGGGCTCGTAAGGCTCGAATCTGCTCTTGTAAATATTCGGGTCGCTTGTAGCAGTTTAAGATTACTGTAATACCGTCTTCCATCTCTCTAGGATCTCCTTGTCAGTCAGGATCTCAGGGTTGTTCTCCACGCCCCTGTAAGGCACTCCAGCGGCCTTGCACTCAGCCTCTACGAGTCCATAGGTCTCTCGCTTCGAGGCGTGGTAGACAGCCTCTACAGAGCCGTACATGGCCTCCTTATCGTCTACATGGTTACGGACCTCAACACGCCCCATGAGAGGTTGAATGTACTTTTCAAAGTATGGAAGATCAGTAATCTCACCATATAGAAGCACACGATCAAACCCATCGTCAAATGCTTGCTGGATGGCTTTGTGGGTTTGTTTATGTTCATCAATGCTACCGATCACACCAGCGCATTGTGATGGGGTAAATTTCCAATTGATCTTCTCGACCCGTGGTGGAATAATCTTGAATGGGTGATTGATTCCATGCCACTCTCTTTGAGAATTACTTACATATTGAATCACATCATATCCCACCGTGGGAATCTGTTGGAGGGGGAACAGATTAGTCTCATGGCAACTCAGAATGTGCTTCTTTACATTCGTGGTTGGCACCTGAATGAAGTGGCTGATAAGCGTATCGTGGACAGTCAGTTTGCACTCGTTGATGTGTGCAGACTTACACTTATCCATGTGCCACTCATGAGGTCCGTAGAAGGTGCAGTCAATTCCATTCTCATTTAGCAAATTAGTTAGACCAATATGGTGAATAGTGCTGCCGCCAGGATTTGACCACCCACTAACTATCTTGACTTGCAACTAAAAGCTCCCTGTATAGATCGAGGCGTGCTCCCACTACCTTATTCATGTTAAATGCTTCCTCTGTCTTCTGGTGGAGGTTCTCTCCCATGCGCTTCACCATGTCAGGCTTCTTGGCACATAAAGTAAGGATCTTAGTCCACTCCGCAACGGGCTTCTTGGGATCAATCAGGAACCCAGTCTCACCATCCTCAATCCACTCGTCGTATGCACCACAGTTTGTAGCAACGAGAGGAATCTTGTAGCGACCACACTCAGCAACCTTGATCTCGGATTTAGAGTCATTGAACTCATTCATCTCAAGAGGAGCCAGAGCCACATCCATGTCCGTGTAAAATTGACCATACCTATCAGCTTGCTGTGCGTAATGAATTCTCCAGTTAGCTTGCCCCTTGAATCCTCGTAGGATAATCTCTCTGTATCTTCTCCATACATCTAACTGCCAGTCATCCTTGGGAGTCTGTGGGGGTGGGTGCCCGTAGAAGTCCCAACGACAGTTCTCTCTGCCGATACGCTGATTTACAAAGTGAGGCACACCACTGAAATACTTCAGATCTTGCTCATGGTGAATACCTCCTACCCAACCAAACCGAGTGAAGTTTTTCTTTGGCTTTGGGACACGCTCCATATTCCAGCATGGAAGATTGTAGTCGATACTATTTTTTACAATAGCTAAAGTATTGTTGGGGTTACAGTACGGCGCGACTCTTGAAGCAAACTTTCGCTGAGTTACCGTAACCAGATCTGAATTATTGTAAATGAACTTGGTGATATCCTCCAGTCCCTTTTCTTTATACACATGGTAAAGACGGTGGCCTTCGTAAATATTAGTCAGAAGATCATCCGTATCGTAGTGAACAATCTTTCCAAACTCTTTAGCTTTCCCTACAATCCTAGCTGTGTAGTTTCCCCCAAAGTTGCTGAGGTTTTGTGTGAACACAATATCGGCCCACTTCATATCTTCAAAGTCCCAATTCTCTTGCCATTCACCAGTCTTCTCATCAATCCCTAAAGGATTTTTATTCCATCTAACTTGCACATGGTCTCCGTAAAGCTCTTCCAGCTTTTTGATTGGGGAGATAATTCTATAGTAAGCACAGCCTCCTTCGTTTGCTGGGACTGCTAGGATTTTTAGTTTCTCTTTCATGATAAAAAAATGGAGGACACCCGCGATGGATGTCCTCCTATTATAGCCAGAGTCAGAGAAGAGATCAGGCTTTTTCAGCAGCTTTTGCGGCTACAGCTTCGGTTGCAGCAACAGCGGCGTCATCGTCATCAGCAGCAGCCTTAGATCCCTCAGAGGTGTGAGACATACCGAGAGCAGCAGCGACTCCAGTGACTGCACCAGCTAGGTCGATGTTCTTATCGGATGGAACAACAGCCTTGATGGCTTTGGCATAATTCTTCCGCTTGCGCTGAGAGAAGAGGGTCACAACACCTTCCCAGGCAGCGAGGCCAGGAAGGAAGGTGCTTGCGATTCCGAATCCTGCGTCGATGATTCCGCCGATGGACTCACCATCAAGCTCGCCTCCGAGGGGGATGTAGGCAGCGTCAGAAACAAGTTGAGCCTTGTTAGCCATGACTACTTCAGTGCCCTCAGGGATTTGAGCTTTAAGCTCCTCAGGAAGCTGTTGCCAAGGGATGACAGGGGCTTCTTCGCCCTCTGCTAGTTGGTCGGCGGTGGTGACTACTGCGCCCTCTCCGAAGAAAGATTCCAGAGCGGCACAAGAGGCAACACCTAGACCAAGGAATGCAACGATAGCAAGATTAAGAATACTTCTCATAATTATCAACTTTGAAGTTTTGAGAGGTAATCACCGTCCGACACTTCTGCGGACTGCTTGGTGTTACCTTGGGGAGCCGAAACACCACTGAGTGCTTGGGCTGCTTGCTTGACCTCTTCATAGTCCTCAAGCTTGACGAGATCGTGGATCTCATGGAGGCTTTCCATACTGGCGGCAACCTCAGCTTTCGAACCTAGAGGCGAGGACTTGGGCCGAGGTGCGGACTGATCGTACTTAGGCCATTGTCCTTCCATTTCTTTCACGATCTTGAAGTCGTGACCAGACTCAACATCAGTGATGTCACCGAAGTCCTCATCGAGCATGGCACCGATGATCTTCTTGAACAGGATGACACCCACGGATAGAATCTTAATGTCACCAGACTCACGATCCATGATGTTCATGTAGTAACGAGCACGGGGCTTGATCTGGCGAGCAAGATCCTCGTCCTCCTTGCGCCCCGTTTTCCAAAGGGCGTAGTAAAGGTCACACATGGGGCAGTTCTCCCCGTGGACCTTGCGGCAGTGAATGTTCCTGACCGTGCCGTCAGGGCCAGGGACGCGGTGGATCTTGGTCTCCGCGTAGAACTCCTTGTCGTCATCACGCCAAGGCAGGATGCGGACAGAGTTGGTCCCCTCAGGGATTTGATAGAACTTGTTGAGGAAGTCCGAGTTGTTGTTGCTCGCACCGCCAGGGTTGTTGAGTTGTTCGTGTTTTTTGCGTAGTGCGTCTAGATCAATAGCCATAGTAGTAGTTCTCCTTAGTTAGTATAGTATGATAGTGTGATCACTTGTAAAGTTTAGTCTCTTCTCGCTTATTTGCAGAGACCTGTTGAAGCATGTCTTTTTTCTGCTCAAGAGCGCGAACGAGGCCCTTGAGTAGTTCGTATTTGAAGGTAGCATCGTTAACTTCCGACACTGCCCGTTGGTAGCTGAAATCCGCGAAGACTAGATCATCAAGATCCTTAGCCGTAAGCTTGGTGGTAGATCCAGCCTTGTAGTCCCGACGAAGCGTGGACGAAAGCCGTACAAGCTCCGTGTCGAGATCGTTCATGCGCTTTTTTGCAGCACCCATCAGTCCATAATAGTACGAGTAAACTGATGCCTGACGGAACATCTCATTGTCGATGTTGTACTCGTCAAACTTGACAACAGCATCGCTGATGTCCTTGTAGTTTTCCCAAGTGAAATCTTCTAGTAGTACAGTAAGGTCTTCCATAGTAGTTTTAGTAACCACCACCTCCACCGCCTGTTCCTCCTCCTGAGGAGCCGCCAGAAGATCCCCCTGTGGAACCTCCAGTTGATGGC